AGTAGTGTTCTCCTCATATAAACGCAGAAATTGACAAAAGCTTGAAAACAATTAATTGATGAGAATATATCTCAGTTCAGCAGATGTTACTCCATTATGAAATGAAGCAACACAATTGGTAATTTGAGGTAATGTTACAAATCACCATTGCAGGTTGTTGCATTATAACTCTGCAGCGTGCTGAACAAGGGTGGACCATTCCACAAAGGTATAAAAAAGCTTTGGAAAGAAAGGGTAGAGCCAAACTTGATTTTTGACTATATATCTGGATCGCCTATTATAATAGACTCAATCACTTCTTCTTCACTTATATCATTCTTTTTGTTATATGATAATTTTCTCTTCTTTTTCAATAATAGGAAATGCTTGATGGTATGTTTACTAATACTAATTAACATATATACCACCATTATTACCAAAATTATGCTAAGGATCAATGTTTTGAAGTTGGTAAGTAAATTAGGAATATGTTTCAATAGGTTAAAATCATATGTAGCACTGCCATGCACTTCATTACTTGTCTTGTAATAGTCAGTGTCCTTACTATGCTCTAATCTGAATGTGCCACTATACTTATTACACTTGATGAAAACTTCTTCCCTATCATAAAAAGAGTGCAATGTAAGTGTATTACTACTAGAGTCTACGAAATATTCATAACTTACTTTTCCAACATCACATTTGATTTGTGCACACTTAGTATTTATATTAAACTTTACCACTATCTCTATACCGAGTTGACAATCATAACAACCATTGACATTCACTGATATGACATCAGCAGGTTTTTCACAGAAGTCACCTATTAGTTTACCAATGTTTGGTATGCCCATAGAAATCATTCCAAATTCAAATGGTCGTATTATTGTTTGATTCTGATAGACAAAATCAGTGGACTTCAAGCTATTCATATCAGTGTTACCAGGGTCAGTGCAATGGACTAATATTACTTCTCTATCATGTGTCATAGGATCTTTCACCATAGGTGAATTCAGTACATACATTTGTCCATCTTTTTTATAGTTCGGGCCAAAACAACCATAGCTTGGTTGATCACAGAATTGTCCATAAAACACTTTGTGGTCAGAAATAAGCATTTCATTAGATTCTACTAAGATAGGAGCTAAAGGTTTAACATAATATGGGAGATGAATATACTTTGAGAACTCTCTTATTTCAATAACTTCAGTCTTATTACCATGCTTAATTTGGATATCAATATAAGGAGATACTTTAGCTGTAGTAGCTTTGGTGCCAATATAATGTAATCTTGATGTACATGCACCACAGACAGTTGCAGTAGTTGTTAAACAGCTGAAGCCATCATGAACCTTTTTAAGATACCATGTATTATCATTTGTGGTCTTCTTTTTGAGATCTGCTAAGCATTCAACGGCTCCATCACAACTATATGTTACTTCTTCTATCTTATGTGACACTGGTATATAAATATCAGATATATTGATAACTTCCATTACCAGATGTGAATTTAGTATAGTAATAGTATATAGATAACCATTCACATCAAAATCCTGTTGATAATGCTCTTTATCTAAGACTTGTATTTCAGTAACATTACTGTGTAAATAATAATTATACTGATTGTCATCTGCTTTAGCAATAGTTGTTACAACTGATAAGACTAACAAAATGTAGAATAAAAAGTTGTAATCTGTTTTATTCTTGAAACTTGGAGTTGGACAATCTAGATGGGAGAACAAATATTCAGAATCACATCTACTACACTTCCATAACCTTTTAGGAAAGATCTTGTGCAGAGCTTTGTTAAGTAATGCTATGATACACAAAACAGGTGTCTTTGATATCACTAACATCAACCAAACAAACAGACTTACTATCACTTTCCAGGCTTTGTTCAGATAAGTTTCCCACACATAAGACTTATGTGCTATGATAGAAGGTTTGGTAGATATATATCGATCCCCATTACAGATAGTGACTGTCACTTGTTCCATGTAGCTGCAAGTTTCATTAAACAGGTGAGAATTAACAGGTTTGATTTGACAACCTGGAAAACAGACAACAAATTCCTTTGCCAGCTTTTCAATGTTTGGTGTACATGTGCACACATCTACTTCAGCATGGAAATGGTTTTTCACTTCTTTTACAAATGTCCCACAGCTAAGTAGCAGAACTCCAATCGCAACTAGGGTGTTTCTCAGACTCATCTTCATTTTTTTCAAGAGTTTTTCAAGTTGACTAGTTTTATGAGGAGTTCACTACT